TGAGGTTTCCGAATGCGCATCACTACGCCTTTCGCTCCGATCGAAATTGGTGAAGCCGATTATTTTGCCTTCGATTTCACGCCGGATGTAGGTGCGGCTACGATCGTATCGACGAGTTGGAATTGCGCATTGGGCCCGTATGAGACAGCGATCGATCCGACACCGCAGTCTCGGATTTTCTCGGTTTCTCCGCAAACTGCTATTCAAATGCGGTCGCCGCTGGACGGATCGCTGCAGACGCGTACTGGGGAGTTTTCCGTCGGCTTAATCGGGGGTATGCCGGTGTCGGCAGCTGGCGGTAATTACATTCTCGAGGCCACCGCCAATTTAAGCGACGGGCGTGTTCTGAAGCTCAATTCGACGGTGCAATGCAAGCTGCCGGGGCCCTGACTCTTCGGCAGCCGGCGTCGCTTGTGCGGCTACCAAAATAATTCCGACACTGACTGGGATTTCCAATTATGCGGCTTTACGGCGCAATCCAGAAGGTCGAGCCTCAGGACGACGGGACCGTGCGGGTGTACGGGATCGCGACATCCGAGGCTCTGGACGAACAGGGAGAGATTGTGCGGGCGGATGCCATTCGCGCGGCTATCCCCGACTACATGCGTTTTCCCGCTCTTCGCGAGATGCATCAACTCTCCGCCGCCGGAACGACGCTCGAAGCCGAGGTGTGCGAGGACGGTACCACCCGCATTGTCGCCCATGTCGTCGACCCGGTCGCGGTGGCCAAGGTAAGAAATAAGGTCTATCGGGGCTTCTCCATCGGTGGGCGCGTCACACAGCGCGAGGCCGGCAACCCGAACACTGTAACCGGTCTCGTCTTAAACGAGATTTCTTTGGTCGATCGACCCGCGAACCCAGAAGCCGTTTTTGACTGCTGGAAAGCAGCAATGCCGCCAGATGCTCCTCTCGCTGTCGCAGAGCCAATCGTGAAAGGCGAACCCGTCGACACAGAACAGGCCCTGTCGGGACCACAACCGTTTAACGCTCCAATCCAGATCTGGGCCTGTACTGTTCCCGATCACCGTCATCTGGCGAAAACGGATGCGGTAAAATGCCTCGAGGGCAACGCCGCACTAGCAGAAGACCGGCGCGCGACCGTCTCCGCAAGGGCGACGATGGCCAATAATGAAAAAGACAAGGCACCCCGGGCTTCTCTGATGAAAGCTCTGCGTGATGTCGGTCAGATCGCTCGCGTAATGGCTGAGCTCGACTGGTTGAGGGACGCTCTGGAACGCGAAGCAGCCGTCGGGAACGATCCGTCCCCGCAGCCGGCGCGACTGCAGGCGATGATCACTGAACTTTGTGATTTCCTTAGCCGCTTGGCAAACGAGGAAATAGATGAAACCCCGGGCGACGCGGAAACCGACGGCTCGCCACGTGGATCGGCAATGCCTGAGATGCCCGGTATGGCCGCTGCATCCGATCTTGAACGCGTCGCTGCTCTTCGCCCGAAAGACGGCCCCAATATGCCGCAGTTTGCCGGCGGCGCCATTGCGAAGTCCAAGCGTTCGCGGGGCGACCAGGCACTGCTGAACACGGCCAATTTTGCGTGCGACCAATGTCTGAAATTCGGAGGGCTTTCGGTCGATGAACAGGCTAACATGAAGCAGGCACGCGATTATCTGCAGGAAGCTGGCGCCGTGCCTGTCCCGCTCTGGGCTGCCGGAAGAACGGAAGATGACGACCCTCCGCCAGCTTGGCAAGAATGCCCTGCGGGTGACAGCCCTGAGGTCGACATCGTGAAAGTGCTAGGCGTCGTCACCAAGGCGCTGTGCAAACGTGAGCGTGCCCACCAGAACCTGATGGATCTGGTTCATGAATGCCTTCAGGCGCTGACTGACGGGTCCGTTTGTGAAAAGGCCACGAAGCTGGGGGCGCACCATTCAAAGGAGACGATGGAGCTTTTAAAAGCATCGCATCGTCATCTGGTTGCGGCCGGGGCCAGGTGCGACGCGACAGGCATCGACGAGCCGCGCGCGCCGGCCCAGCTCGCGTTCGAGACGGACACGCGCGCCGCGGACTCGGCGAACACGTTTTCCAATGGACCCGTGGAAAAAGCGGCGCTGGCGAAGGTTCTGGGAGAGGTTGTTCCGATGATCGAGCGGCTGACAAAGCGAGTCGACGAGATCGCACGGACGCCGCTACCGCCCTTGACAATGGCCAAGGGCACTATTTCGGTATCGAAGCAGCAGGACCGCGGAAGCAATGTTGGCAGCGGCGACCCGGAGCTGTCGCCGGAAGTGATCGCCGCCGCACTTGCCAAGATGAGCAAGGAGGAACAGACGCTGACACTGATAAAGGCCAGCTACGCGACTCCTATTCGGATCGCCAGCTCATCTGCAGATCAACCTTTGATATCTACGGTCGACCAACCGCTGGGAGCAACTCGCTCAAGGCGTTGACGGGCCACCTACCACAGCACCATCGGCCCAACGGCCGCCGCCGAGCCCGGTGCCTTGCCGGGCTTTTTTATTGCCCCCCTTCTCTGGGAGGAATTTGATGAACTCAATTACTCACGAATCGCTGGAACTCATGAAAGGGGCTCTGGCACAGCCGGATTTTCGATTGGCCAAATCGATTTCGACTGCGACCGGCTTATTGGCCTTTGACCTTCAGGCGCCAGCGAAGAACCTCTATCCATTTGTCACTCCACTCAGGAACATCGTTCCACGGGTCGGAGGTGGCGTCGGCTCCGCAACAAATTGGCGTCAAGTGAACGCGATCATCGGTTCCGGTTTCGATTCTATGGGGTGGGTGCCGGAAGGCCAACGCTCGGGCCAGATGTCCTATTCGACGTCTAACAAAACCTCAGCCTTTGTCACGATCGGAGAGGAAGACGCGGCGACCTTCGAAGCGATCTCCGCCGGCCGGACCTTCGAAGACATTCAGGCGCAAATGGCATTCCGCCTGTTGCAGAAGATGATGCTGAAGGAGGAGATGGCCATCCTCGCCGGCAATGCTTCATTGACGCTCGGTACACCTTCTAGTCCGACCTTATCGGCATCAGGCGCCGGTGCAACGCTGCCGGCCGCTACTTATTTCGTCAAAGTTGTAGCGCTGACCCTCGAAGGCTACCAGAACACCAGCTTGTTGGGCGGTGTCGCGACCTCGAAGACCGTGATCGGAGCCGACGGCAAGACTTTCACGTTGTCTGGCGGCTCCTCGAATATTAGTGCCGAGGCAAGTCAGGCGGTGACACTGGGTCAGACGCTGTTCTGCTCAGTCAACCCGGTCCAGGGCGCGGTTGCGTATGCTTGGTATGTCTCGACCACGACCGGCAGCGAGACCTTGCAGGCCATCACGACAATCAACAGTCTGGTCATATCTGCGCCACTCAGCGCTGGCACCCAGTCGCAAAGCGCTATTACTGGCGACAACTCTGCCAACCCGAGTTACGCCTATGACGGCCTGTTGACCACGGCGCTGAAACCGGGGTCGAATGCCTACGTCAATGTCATGCCGACCGGGACGGCAGGGACCGGCACGCCCCTGACCGCATCGGGCCGCGGCTCGGTCGTCGAGATCGACACTATGTTCCAGAAGATGTGGGACAATTTTCAAGTGTCGCCGACGGTTCTCTATGTCAACTCGCAGGAATTGAAGAACATAACGGCAAAGGTGCTGTCGAACGCCTCGGGTCCATTGCTGCGCTACGATAGTCCCGCTGACGGCAGCAACGGTGAGTATCAACTGACCGCGTCAGGAGTCGTTCAGCTCTATTACAATCCCTTCGCCTTGAATGGGGGCCTTCGCATCCCAATCCGAATTCACCCGAAGGTGCCGCCCGGGACGGTCATCGGTTGGGCGGAGAACCTGCCGATTCAGTACCAGTCGAACGAGGTGCCGAACGTTGCCGAGATCAAGACCCGGCAAGAATACTACCAAATCGATTGGCCGATCGTGACTCGCCAGCGCCAGGTCGGTGTTTATGCCGAAGAAGTCCTGGCCGTCTATGCTCCCTTTGCGATGGGCGTTATCTGTAACATCGCAAACGGGTGACGCTAATGCTCGAGATCTCGGCGCTTTCTTTGATGGCGTCTGTTGTGCCACCCCCCGGGTCAACCCCGGGGGTCTCACTTGGCAGGAACCGGTTGGCCTCGGGCCGAGCGAAATCGTTGCCAAGCAATCATTCCAAAAAGGGGCTGATTCAGTGGCCTTCGGGGATCTGACGACGCTCGCCGACGTCAAGGGGTGGCTGCAGACCGGGCAGGCCGCCTTTCCGGCAACCGATGACGCGCTGCTTACCCGCCTTGTGGCGGCGGCTAGTCAGTATATTCAAACTTGGCTCGGTCGCCAGATCGCCTCGGCTGATTACCTCGAAATCCGCGATGGAACTGGAGGCCACAGGCTGCAATTCGCGTGCTTTCCGGTTACCGCCGTGCTGTCTTTGACGATCGACGGCCAGGTTGTTCCTGTTGCGGCCGCCTCGTTCAACGCAGCGGGCTGCCGGTTCAGTTCCACCCAGCTTTCGGTTCGCGGCTACAGGTTCAATCACGGGGCTCAGAACGTCGTCATCGCGTATACGGCCGGGTATTCGACGACGCCGCCCGAAGTCGCACAGGCGTGCATCGAGCTCGTGTCGCTGCGCTACCGGGAGCGCACTCGCATCGGCGAAATTTCAAGGTCTTTGGGCGGTGCCGAGACCGTTGCGTATGCGCAAAAGGATATGAGCGATGCGATCAAAACACTGCTGCAACAATATCGTGTGGTTGCGCCGATCGCCGCAATCCAACAAGCCCCCCGGCGGTGAGTAGCGCTGATGCCGCGATAATTTCCGGCGTCCTGTGATTACTGCCCGTCTCGTCGGCGACGACGCAGTGATCGCTTGGCTGCGTGCCACTCCAGACGCAGCCGCTTCGGGGCTCGCCCGTGCGATCACCATGCTGGGTATCGAACTTCAGCGCAAAATCCAAGAGAAGGAACTCACTGGCCAAACCCTCATTGCCCGCTCATCGAGTAACGGTCTGCAAATCGATCAAAGCGACGAGAGGATCGCAGCAACGGTCTCCAGCGACAGCCAAGATGTCCACGCTCACGGATACGGTGCGGTTGGCGTCGGAGCGAAACTGCGCCGTATCACAAAGGCGTTCGGACGCCAGAGGCCCAGAAAAGCGATCAAAGTGCGGTCAGACCCTCGCCGGATAGACGCACCGAAGGGCTCTTTTTTGAGTTCGGCATTGGAGGATATGGACCCTGCGATACGGGCTGAGGTGGAAGCGGCATTGCACGAGGCACTAACGCGATGATCATTGATTGGCATTTAATCTTGGCTTCCTCGTTTTCAGGATCAGAAGCGACCGGTCTGACTTTGCCGACAGGCATCCCAGCAGTGGTTCGCCGCGTCCTGGCATTCGTAATCGACCGATGATAGTTCGCGAAACGATCTACGCCGCATTGTGGGAGCTCGGCGCGAGTGCGGCGCAGTTCACCAGTACAAATCGGCGCCTACGACATTGGGCGGACGTTGCCCCCGCAGAGCAGCCGGCATTGTTCATGAGCGAAAAAGGGAGCCAAGCCGCAACAAAAAAGCTGGGCGCGCCGATCGTATGGACACTCTACGCCGAATTCTACGTGTACGCCCATTCGAGCGACCCCTACCTGGCGCCGGCCGCGATTTTGAACCCGCTGCTCGATGCTCTCGAAGCCGCGCTCGCACCGTCACCGACGACTGGGATCCAAAACCTTGGGCTGCCTCAAATGGTTCAGCACGCCTATATAGCCGGCAAGCTTCAGACTGACGAAGGCGTACTCGGCGATCAGGCCATCGCGATTGTGCCCATCGAGATCCTGTGCTTGTGAAGATCGGCTGCTAATCACGGCGGACGTTTATTGGGCACGCTCACCTCAATGTTTCCTCCAGTGCGCCTTTATGCGAAGGAGTGACCAATGGCCGAGGAAGATTACAGCACCAACCAAGCCACCGCGCCTCCTTCGATCGAGCAGCTGATTGAACGTTGGTGGGCCGACCATTTCCCGGGCTCGGCGGTCGCCCGCGACACGCAGGCCTGGAATATCGCCCACGCCGCCAAAGAGAGGCTGAAGCGGCTCTTGAAGGGGAGTAAATAACATGCAATTAAGCTTCGGCTCCGGCGCGCTATGGGGCGAACGCACCGATGTAATCGGGTCGGGCATCGGCCCACGACAGTTTGGCGTGCTGCAAGACATACAGATCGATTTCGACTGGAGCGACAAAGAGCTCTACGGCCAACTCCAGTTCCCCGTAGCAATAGCCCGCGGCCAGGGTAAAATAACCGGGAAGGCTAAATTCGCGCAGATCCTCGGTTTGCTGTATTCGGATATTTTTTTCGGGGTGACGCCAGCTACGGGACAGTTCGCCGTCTCGCAGCTGGAGGCCGCAACGGTTCCGGCGACCACGCC